AACTGGGACTGCTGCAACAGATACAATTGTATCTGGTGGCATTTATTTTTATACTGGATCGTCCACAAGATACTTATTTAGAGGATTTATACCAATAGACACCAGCGCTATTGATGATGCANNNTCATCTATAACTGATGCTGTTTTAAATATTTATGCGTACGCTAAAACTGACGATGTCAATGATTCGTATGCTTATCTAGCTATAGTACAAGCGGATAAGCCAGATACAGCAACAACAGCATTAGTCGTAGCTGATTATAATAACTGTGGAGCAACAAATAATCCAACACAGGGACACGAGACATCTCAAAGAAAAGATTTAACAGCCTTAAGTACAAGCGCATATACTGCGTGGACTTTAAATTCAACTGGCATTGGATGGATAAGTAAAACCGGAACGACAAAGTTTGGGTTAAGAAGTGGACATGATTGTCAAGATGTTAATATTGGTGATGTTAATAATTCTTACGCAAGTTTTTATTCGGTTGAACGGACAGGGACAAGTGAAGACCCTTATGTAGAAGTTACTATTGCGAGTGCAGCAAGAACAGATAGCTTCTTTCAAATGTTTTAAATAAAAGGACAGAGTATGCCAACTTTAAAAGGAGCAGATTATGTATAAATTAAAAAGTGTTAATTTTAAAAAAGTCATATCAAGTGTGTTTATGTTCGTTTTTGTTGTCTATATTTCTATTTCATTTGCACAACAGGTAGTAACAATAACAGTTATTAAAAACGAAATTGAATCTGATCTGGCAAGTTTTAATCTTTATCAAGATGATGAGATAGTACCATTTGCAAGTATTGATGCAAAGGTAACTCCATGGGTTTGGAGAGGGGATATTACTCTTATAAATGGTAAGGCTGATATTTCCGCAACTGCCCTTGACACTAATGGAAGTGAAAGTACTCGATCTCCAAAGACAAGTTTTGATCCTGCACCAACAGCTCCTGATAAGGTAACAGTTGTCCAGGTTGAAGTTAGGTAATAACTAGGAATTGAGGATGAAAGTGTAATATTTGAACTTTAATGGAGATTTCTAATGCCATACATAGTAATAGGTGAACCAACTAATCCAGGTGATTATTCACAAGTTAATCATAACTATGAATATCCTTATGGTTTAGATTTAAAACCAGGGAGTGAATTTCACAATGAATTAAAGAATAAAATCTGGCAAAGGGCTCGTGAATCCAGAAATGAAATGTCTAAACGCTATGACTCATGGAATGAAATAGACAAGACACTTACTACCTACATTCCAACTGATGATAAAGAAAAACTATTAAAAGATAAAGATTCTAGAAAACCTGTCTCGATAGTTTTCCCTTACTCTTATTCAGTTCTTGAGTCACTACTAACTTACATGTCAATGGCTTTTTTTCAAGACCCTATGTTTCAATATGAAGGTGTTGAAGACAGTGATACAACAGGTGCTATGTTAATGGAGATGATTATTCGTCTTCACTGTATAAAGACTAAGGTTCCCCTTGCAGTACACACAGTAATTCGTGATGCGCTTGCTTATGGTGTAGGTATTGGAATTCCTGGATGGCAAACTCGTTATGGAAAAGTTCCTATAAAATCATCTATATCTGTAGAAAGTTCTATGGGAGAAAGTACTGAAGAACAAGTAGATTTTGTAGAACAGATGGTATTTGAAGGTAATGACTTATCAAATATTGATCCTTATATGTGGCTACCAGATCCATCTACTTCAAGTAGCAATATTCAATCAGGTGAGTTTCAGGGATGGATAGATCGTGATAACTATATGAATATGCTTTCTATGGAGAGAGAATCTAAATCTGGAATGTTTAATGTAAAGTATTTAAAAGAAAAGAAAGACAAAAGATCATCATTGTCTACTGATCAAAGTAAAAGGGAAGAGAAATTTAAAGGCAGTTCTTCTGCACATAGAGGAATGTCTAATATTACGAATCCTGTAGATAATATTAAGATGTATATTAATCTGATTCCAAAAGACTGGAAATTATCAACTTCTGAATATCCAGAGAAATGGTTCTTTTGTCTCTCAGCAGATGATATTATTACTGAGTGTTATAGAGCAGATCACAATCATGGACTTTATCCGATTGCAGTTGCTTCACCTGAATTTGATGGGTATTCAATTACACCTATTGGAAGGATGGAAGTTTTATATGGATTACAGAATACATTAGACTTTTTGTTTAATTCTCACGTGACCAATGTGAGAAAGGCAGTGAACGACATGCTCGTAGTTGATCCTTATCTAGTTAACATTAATGATTTGAAAGATCCTGAACCTGGCAAGTTGATAAGGCTGCGTCGTCCAGCTTGGGGACGTGGAGTTGATAAGGTAGTTCAACAACTACAAGTGAATGATATTACTCGTGCTAATATAGGTGATACATCTTATATAACCCAACTGATGGATCGTATAAGTGGTGCTGATGCTTCAATGCAAGGTGCACTTAGAACAGGTGGTCCTGAGCGATTGACTAAAGGTGAATTTCAAGGGACACGTGGTTCAGCTATATCACGTCTTCAGCGAATTGCTATGATAGTAGGTATGCAATTTATGCAGGATATAGGTACTATGTTCGCTGTCCATACACAACAGTATATGACTAAAAAAACTTCAGTTAAAATAACTGGAAGATATGAAGAACAATTACGTAAGACTTTTGGATCGAATAGTTCAAGAGCCAGCGTTTCACCTAATGACCTAGCTATAGGTTATGATCTTATTGTAAGGGATGGTTCAATTCCTGGAGGTAACTTCTCTGATGTCTGGGTTGAGATGTTTAAAGTAATAGGTCAGACTCCTGCACTTACACAAGAGTTTGATGTAGTTAGGATATTCACTTATATAGCCCAACAACTTGGAGCAAAAAATGTAGAGGATTTTAAACGTAATGTGAATCAGATACAGACACAAACTATGTCAGATGAAGATGTGCTTAAACAAGCACAAGCTGGAAATATGGTACCTATAGGAGTATAATATGATAGATAAAGAAGAAATATTATCTACTAAATCACAAGTAGAAGAATTTAAAGATTCTATGATTTGGAAAGATATAGTAAATGAACTTGAAACTATATACAAGAATGCACAAATTGAGTATGATATAGTGGGTGAAACATATATAGATGATAGTGGACATAAGATAGTGCCAAGTTCATCTGAGACACTAATTCACTTAGGCGAGATAAAAGGTAGAAGAAAAGCAGTTGGCTATTTCCTAAATATACCAGATATACTACTACAAGTATTGGAAGATAAGAAAAATGACTCTGAAAATAAATGAGTTCGTTAAATTTATAAACAATCTTAAAATGGAGGTAACTGAATGACTGATATAATTAAGGAAATAGAAGCAATGTCCAACTTAATAAATGCAGATGAGAGTACTTCAGTAATTGATGAACCTATTATTGATGAGCCTACTGTGACCGATGAACCAGTAGTTGATGAATCTGTGGTTGATGAACCTACTGTCGATGAACCTGTTGCTGATGAACCGATAGTTGATAAACCAAGTGAAATGGATGATTTAAGAAATACTATTAATGGTCTTAAAGAAGAGATTAAAAAATTAAGTGAGTCAAAATCACCTGTTGTAATAGATATTCCAGTTCCTGATGCACCGACTCCAGATGAAGACTTCATAGGTGATAATGACCTTGATGATATTGTAAGAGATAAAAGTGCGTTTAATAAACTTTTAAATGCTGTACATAAGAAAGGTATTGAGATAGGTAAATTAGAATATGGAAAAGTTGTACAGTCACTTCCTAATATGATAAAAGATAATATCATAATAACTGAAAAACTTAAAGAAGCAAGTGATACATTTTATGCAGAGAATGAAGATCTTAAATCATTTAAAAGAGTTGTAGGTGTAGTATTTGAAGAGATAGCTTCAAAAGATCCAAGTAAAACTTACGATGAGATATTGAAAGATGTAGGTCCTGAAGTACGTAAACGTCTTGATTTAAAACAGAATGTTAAAAGTAATGATAAGGAAACTGTTCCTAAACTGCCGAAAAAGGGAACACAAAGTAGGCAGACTACACAAAAGCCAGAAATTGATCCTTTGATCAGTGAACTGGAAGCAATGAATAAATCATTAGAATTATAGGAGGAATTAATTATGAGTCTTGAAGATAGGGGAGCCCAACATGATAAAGTAATAGTAGACAAATATCATGATCCAAGTGCTGATTATACAATGAGTACTAGAGATTATGTTGTAAGGCCGTCTGCTGATGCAGAAACAGGTCCATGGACTTTAACTTTACCTCCTGTGGCCGAAGCAAAAGGTAGATTTTATTCTATTATTTGTAGGGCAGCAGGTGGATTAAATGTTATTACGATTGAAGATAATAATGATGATAGTGAATGTTGGCCTGGAGATTTCACACTAAATGAAAAATGCGATAAAGTACTTTTCTATAGTGATGGACTTGCTTGGTGGGCTAACGCAGTTCAACCTTACTAATTTATAGTATATATAGAATTAACAAATAGGAGGAATTAATTATGTTCTTAGGAATGAGAGGTACTGGGGATTGGGTAGCGAATCAAAGACCCCTTAATTGGCGTCAACAGATTCTATATCTATATCCAAATGGAATGGCTCCACTTACAGCCATCATGTCTATGATGGGAGGTAAGGCAGTAGACGATCCGAATTTTAACTGGTGGACACAAGTTCAGTCCACTGTACAGGGAGCTGTTGCAGGAGTATTTACTGTAGCTGATCTATCAGTTGCTTATGTAAGTGGTGGAGTTGCTGGTGATACAGTATTTGTTCAGGTAACAACAGCCTTAGCTAATCGAATTAGAAGTGGTCATCAGATCTTACTCCGTGATGCTTCTGATTATAGTGTTGATGTAGTAGGTAAAGTTACTGAAGTAACTCGTGGTGCTATTAATTCAGTTCTTGCAGTTAGACTTCTTGAAGCTGATGATAATTCAACTACTCATGATCTATCTGATTGTGATAATTTTAAAATCATAGGTAATATTAATCCTGAGGGTGGTGAAATGCCTGACGCTATTGCACTTGATCCAGTGCAAGTTTATAACTATACTCAGATATTTAGATCACCACTTTCAATGACTCGAACTGCTTTAAAGACCCGTCTTCGAACTCCAAATGATTATCAGAAGGCAAAGTCTGAGGCACTTGAGATGCACTCATGGGAAATGGAACTTGCTTTTCTTTGGGGAATTAGGAGTCAGAATATTGGAGATAATGGTAAACCTGAGAGAACCACTATGGGTGTAATGAACTTCATTCGTCAGTATGCTCCAGCTAATGTTGATGACTATACATTAAATGCCACTTATGCTGGTCAATCTTGGGCAACAGGTGGTGAAACTTGGTTAAAAAACATGCTTGAATTAATATTCCGTTATGGGGCAGAAGATAAACTCTGTCTTTGTGGAAGTGGATTCTTGCTGGGCATTGATGCTTTGGCTATGGCTGGTGGACAGTTGCAGTTAACAGCTGGTCAGAAAATCTATGGTATGCAGATTAGAGAATGGTTGACTCCATTTGGAACTATTAAAATGAAAACTCATCCATTATTTAGTTTTGATGCTACCACTCGTAACATGGGACTTATTATTGAGCCAAAGGAACTAGGTTATCGTTATATAGATGATACAACTTTCTTTGGTGAGTCTAGTTCTAAGGAACACTCTTCTGGTTATGGTCAGAGGCGAATTGACGGTCTTAATGAGGAGTATTTGACTGAGGCTGGTCTTGAGTTTGGTCTTCCACAGAAGTGTGGAATTCTTAATGGAGTTGGATTGGATAATAATCTTTAACATTTAACATCTGGGGTGGTGAGTTCACTGCCCCAGATCATTTAATAATTAAACGAACTGATTGGTGGTAAGATGAACTTAATCCAAATTCGTACAAAGTTTCGTGATATCTCTGGTCGCTTTGACTTAGTCAATGATGATCTTTCAGATAACGGTGCTGATTTCTTCATTAATGAAGGTAGGAAATTTCTAGATCGTTTAGATGAGACTCAAAAATCATGGGCAACTAAACTTTGTCCTCTCGCAGTAGGTGAACTCAGTGTATCATTTCCTTATTGTAGAGCAATTAAAGAAGTTTGGGTAGCAGGTGCTATTGATGGTAGATGGCAATTAGAAAAGAAACCATTACAGGATTTAGTAGATGGTTATTTAAGTGGGCTTCCATCTGAATTCATAAATGGTATTCCACTTTTCTACTCTCCGTGTATTACTAGACCTATGGTAGATACAAAAGTTATTGGTACAGATGGTTTAATATATACTTGTATTCTTGACCATACTTCATCCGCAGCTAATAAACCAATAACTGGAGTCAATTATGCAACTTATTGGGAATTAAAAGGTACATCAGGTAGTGTTTGGGTAACTGGTACTGCATATAAGAAAGTAGCTACTCAATCTTTTGAATCATTTCTTGGCTTTGCTGAAGTCCCATCTTCAGGTGCAGGTAATTACAATGCTATATTATTGAATGTACCTACTGATAAAGCACTAACAGTTATCATTCATGGATTATTCTACTCACCTGAATTAACATTAGANACTGACACTAACTATTGGTCTGAAGTCCATCCAATGCTTTTAATCTACGCAGCTATGAGACAGAGTGAGATTATTAATAGGAATATGCAA